GGAGACGCCTGTCGCGACGGGGGTTGATGGGGGTCGCCCTCGCCGCGCCGTTTTCGATCTTCCTCCCTCGAGCCGCCGAGGCCGCCACGAATTTCCTGTATGAGGGCGCGGGCTCGTATGGCGTGGGCGTGGCGAACGTGCTGACGACGGAACTCAATTCGTTGGCCAACTCGAGCGCGAACGTGCTTTCGACTCTGGGCGCGGCGCTCCAGAACACCAATGCGCGCCTCTATGCGGATTTCGAGTATGTGGCTGGTGGCACGTCGAGCCCGGTGGCCGGCGCGTTTATTGAGGTGTGGCAACTCCTTTCCGTGGACGGCGGGACGAACTATGAAGATGGTTCCGCCACTGTGGCTCCTGGTCGCGCGGCCGACTTCACCATCAAGATCCGTGCCGGCACCTCGATCACTCCGCGCGCGGGGTCCAGCAAAGTTCCGATGCCCCCGGCCTTTTGGAAGGGGATCGCGCGGAACCAAACGGGCGTGACCCTGGCAGCGTCGTCCAATCTGATCCGCTACGCCCTTTACACGGTCCAGTTCTAGGTGGTTTCCGCCGTCGATCTTGCGCGCCAACGCTGGCGCCGCGGCGTCAAGCCGGGAGAACGACACACGCTGGAGTTCGATCCGACGGGGCGGCTGTCGGGCGGGCTCCAGTCGTTGCTCCACATGGAACTCAACCAGAACGGTCAGCAGCTCGATCCGAGTCCCTCGGGCATGCGGGACTTCGTGAACCGGAACCAGACCTTCACGTTGACCGGCGCGGGCAAGAGCCAGATCGTCGTCGCCTCGGCCAACGGGGGTTACGCAACCAAGACTGGTGGACAAACGAACGACCAGATTAACTTGGGCACGGTGTTTACGACCTTCAACGAATGGACCCTGAGTGCCCTCATCACGTGGGACGGCGCGGCGACAGGGACCTACGCGGGCAACACCGTCCTAGTGGCCAATGCAGCGCTCACCCATTACTTTGGCATCAACGGTTCAACCAACCTGTTCACCAACTCGACCGGCGCGACCTGGACAGGCCATACCGCCATCGGCAACTACGTCGGTCCAAAGCGATTGACCGTCACTAGCAGCTTGGCCAACACGGCTACCAAGTTGTTCATCGACGGCATCCAGAACGGCGCGACCGACACCGGCGACGCCGCGATGGACCTCGAAATCATGCTATCCGGCTGGCCTTGGCCGGTGAGCGACTTCTTCTGGTGGAACCGCGTGCTTTCCGCGCAGGAGGTTGCCGAGCACGCAGCTGATCCCTATGGGACAACTATGCGTCCGCGTTCGGCGCTGAATGTAAAAGGCAATGTTGCTGCAGGTGGTAAGAAACCTGGACTCCTTCTCCTTGGTGTGGGCCCATAAGAAAAGGACTCGTGGGGTGTGGTCGAATAACAAAGATTGGATCGATCGCCTGGACAAGGTGCTTGATCGCCTCACTGACAACATAGCGTTGGGCGTCAAGTTTCAAGCACACACTATCGACTGCGATCGCCGATATCGAGAACTGGCGGAGTTGCAGAAGATGCGGCACGAGGAAAACACGACGAGTTTGAAGGAAATGGAAGAACGGATAACGCGCCGACTGAACAAACAGGACACCATGACCCTGACCGTTGCGGGCACCCTCATCCTCCTGCTGTTGAGCGTCATCGGGTTCTTCGTCAGCCACCAAGGTGTGCCCTGGGGCCACTACTGAAAGGAGTTTCGCGTATGCGCAAGTTGTTCTGGTGGTTGGTCCTGTGTTGGGCATTGGCCTCCGGCGGCGCGCACGCTGCGTATGCGCAGGTGCTGTTGCCTTCCACCCTGAACCAGTATCCCCCGCCGGGCACGCTGACCACTACGGATTGCCTGCTGGGCGTCCAGCCCCAAACCCAGCCGGCGCACCCGCCGCGCTGTTTCAGCTTGTCGGCCCTCGCGGCCTTCATCCAGAGCGGCGGCAGTGGCATTGGCATCAACGCGGGCCTCGCAAATCAGCCAGCCTATTACGCTACCGATGGCCTCGCGATTTCGCCCGTCGCTACCGCGCCGGTGAACAACGCAGTTTTCATCACCGGCGGCACCGGTATTCCTGCGGAAGCCACAACGCTGCCGGTCAATCTGTCCATCCCGAGTGCTATTGTCACGCCGCAAAAGGTGACGCAAAGCACACTGCCTTCGGTCACGGCGGCCGACGAAGGACAGTGGGCTGAGGTCAGTGACTGTGCCAACGGCACGGAAACTGGACCGGGCGTAACGGGTTGTTGGGCGCGCGTGAATAATCTTGGCGCGTGGGTCTTGCAGCCCAATCCCACGACTGCCATCGTCGCGATTGCGGGCCAGAACATGAACCTGGTCAACGGCGCAAGCGTTGCTGGCGCGGGCAACGGCAACAAGATTATGACGACCGATGGAAGCGGCATCAATGGCCACGTGCCTCAGTTCGACGCGGGCGGCAAGCTGATCGACTCGGGCGTTGGGCCTGGCGGCGGTGGTGGCGCAGGCACGGTCAGCGCGGCCCTTGCCAACCAGATCGGCTACTACGCGGCTAACGGCACGACGATCAGTGGGCTCGCCGTTACGAATAATGCGGTGCTCATCACCTCGGGCGCGGGCGTGCCGAGTGAGAGCACGACGCTCCCGGCCAATCTGACCATCCCAACCCCGACCATTTCCTCACCCAACGTTACTGGCACTGCAACAATCAGCGCCATCACGATGAGCGGGAAGTTCACCGCGGCGGCCAGTGCGGTTGGCGGATCGGGCGTCAATCTGCCCCCGGGTGTCGCGCCGACTACGCCCGCAAACGGGGACTTCTGGACGACCTCGTCGGCAGGCTTCTTGCGCATCAACGGCGTCACCGGCGGCATCGCGACCACAGTGAACGGTGGCGCGCTTAGCGGAACGGGTGGGGTTGCGGTCAGCAACGCGGGCGTCATCTCATGCACCACGTGCGCCCTGTTGCCGACGGGCGGAACGCTCACTGCGAGCGCGCCGATGTCCGTCAGTGCGACGGGCGCTCTCACCGTCGGCACCGCGGGCGCGAACGAGATCACCCGATCGACGACTTACTACTTCGATCCCTTGACCACCGTGGCCAACGGCACCTACACGGTTGCGCTCAAATACCCTTACACCAGCGGCCACATCACCAAGGTCGACTGGAAAACCGGCGGGACCGGCACGCCGACGTTCACCCTGGCGGTCAACGTCAACGGAGTCGCCGTCACGGGTTGCAACGCAATCACCGTCAACGCAACTGGCGGGACGACCACTTGCACCTCGACGGCCATCACGGCGGGCCAGCCGTTGACCATCACCATCTCTGGTGTTGGTGGCACGCCTGTTGACGCCTCAATCGAAATTGGCGGGACGAGCACGATCCTATGAGAAAGTTCCTTCTGGCCCTCGCCTTGGTCCTCGCCGCCGCGTTGCCGGCGCGCGCGAACCAGCTGCTTCCCACCGGCGCCCTGCATGTTGCGGGCAACCAGATCGTCAGCGCGATCGGCGACAACGTGCGCGCGAACTGCGTGGATTTCCCGTTGGGTTCCGTGCTGGGTGATTTGGTCAAGATCACGTCGCCGGGCGGGTTCAACTGCATCAGGGTTCCCTGGTATGATGCGACACTCAACCTGGTCAACCTCGACGCAATCGTGTCGGCCGCGGCCGCGCAGAGTTTGCGCGTCATCCTCGTCCACGCGGGCAACGAACAGAACGCGACGTGCCTCACGCATCAGGCCAACGGACTGCCGTATGACTTGAACAGCGCCGCGCCCTGGAACACAACGAACAACACCGATGGCTGCGGTGCCACAGGCACGATCACCTATGGCACCTTCAAGACAAATTGGGTCACCGTTGCGACGCACTATGTGAACAACCCCACTGTCATCGGGTTCGACCTCCATCAGGAACCCACGGTCGCGGGCGTGGGGCTGACCGCACCGGTTAACTGGGGTGGCGGCAACGGCAGCGACATCCTTGCCATCTACAACGACACAGGCGCAGCCGTCACGGCGGCCGATCCATCGGCCTTGATCATCGTAGAAGGCCCGATCAACAAGGGCACCTTGTTCAACGGAACTGGCAACACGACGACGATGTCGGACTTGTCGCTCGCGCAGGCGAAGCCCGTCAACGGTGGGGGCGGCGCGCTGACCAAGGCGACGATGCTTACCTATCTGAAGGGCCTCGAGGGCCACCACGTCCTCTATGGGCAGTATGACAGCCCGCCGGCCAGCAACATCGAGACGGACTTCTTCACCACGCAGAGTGGAGGCAAGCACGTTGCTGTTATGGGGGATGGGTATTGGGCCTTCGGCGCGACGGGCATCGACAACGTAACGGCGGTCAATAACAGGTTGATCGCTCATTGGCAGGCCGGTGGTATCCCGTATCTCAATTCCGTATTCCCGAGCCCGGCGGGCGGCGACATGAGTCAGCCGGTTGATCCGGTTCAGGTCACCACGCCGGGCACCGCGCAATACATTGCCTTGCACGCGATGTATGATCAGGAGGCTGCGGGCCTCCAGACGCTTCAAAACGCGGGCGTGTTCCTCTACTATCGGGCGTTTTTTGAGAGCCGGTTTGCGGGCTTCTGGTGGGGCTATGGAACCACTGCGTGGACCGACGCGCTGTGGATTACGCTGTGGCAACAGCACTACAACTATTTGACCCAAACCAAGGGCTTGACTAATCTCATCTGGGTCTTCGCCCAGGGCTTCAACGCGGGGGACGGAACCGGGAATAACAATTATCCTGGCGACGCGTTCGTGGACCTCGTGGGTGAGGATGTTTACAACAACGATGCCTTTGCCGTGTATGGCGGCCTCTACAACGCGCAAATCTCCGCTCATCCATCCAAGTTGTGGTCGATGACGGAGTGGGGTTCGGGAAGTCCGAGCGCGTCGGATATGAACTTCGATATGAACATCCTGAACAACTCCATCCAAAACCAGATGCCCCGCACGTCGATGTTTCAGGCGTGGTCATGCCGTCCTAACATCGACGGGTGGTGTATTGGGAATATGCAGAATGTGCTGGGAGCCGTCGCCAATCCCTACGCGCTAACGCGCGAGAACATGGCGCGTCCGACCGCCAGCGGTGGCACCACGATCCCCGCGAACAAGGTGGTTTACTCGGCCCACGAATTCCCTGCCAACGTTGCGGGGCGCACACCGGACAGTGGTGCGTCGTGGATCACAGCCAGTAATGCGGCGTGGGGCTATCTGGTTTCGGGCAACATCGCGCCGGTCTTTGTGGTGGGCGGTGCCAGTTTGGACAACACCAACGGCGCGCTCGCGGCGGAACAGGCGTGGTCCTCCACCATCACTTCCTACATCAACGGTTCGGCCTCTGGCGGACCCGTTCTTGCGTTGCCGCTCCAGGGCATGAGCAACTCGTGGGTCGCGTGGGGAAACCTGGCCACGCAGAACCCCGACGGCACTCTCAACACCGACAACACGACCTTCAAAAATGGGCAGTTCACCACTTACACGCAGTGGCAATTCCCCAACGCGCCGGTCAATCCCTCGATTACGACGTGGAACGCAGGCGACAAAGATGCTAATATGTCTTTGTCCAACCAGAACTTCACGGCCACATCCGCAAATCTGGGCGGTGGTTCGACTTCGGTGCGATCGAATTCTTCCTTCACCGTGGGCAAGAAGTGTGGCGACATCAGCACGACCCAAATCTCGAACAACTGGGACGTGGGGCTGGCCAAGGCGACATTCGCGCTGAATAACCCCAACGGCGCGGGCAGCGACACCAACGCGATCGGCTATGACCCCAATTCGACTGGTGGCAACCAGGGCGTGTTCTTCAACAACGTCCTCCTGTCGAGCCTCGCGGGCGTTCCGAGTGCCAATGGCACCTTCACCATGTGTGTGGACTTTGGCACGTCGAGTGTTTGGTTCACCAGCGCGGAAATGCGGGCGGCGGGTGACAACTGGAACAGCAGCCCAACTGCCGATCCTGCGGCCGGCACCGGAGGAATGTCGTTCGTCGGCATGTCGTGCCCGTGCTTCATCGTTTACAACAATGCTGAGGCGGGGAATGCCACACTGTCCTTGGGCACCACGGCAGTTACGCTCCCGGCGGGCTTCTCCCTGTTCGACACGCCGACAGCAGGTCGGAGGCACGGTTCCGTGATCGGCTTCCAATGACCCAAGATCGGTTCCTCATCGAGAACTTGCTGCGCATTCCGGACAAGGATGGCAACGATGTTGACTTCATTCTCAACGCGGACCAAGCAGCGTTTGACGAAGCGGCGACGGGCCGCGACATCATCGCCAAGTATCGGCAGGGAGGATTTAGCACCTATCCCCTTGGGCGGGCGCTTGTTCGTTGCCTTGCCTATCGCAATCGCAGGCACGTTATCATCGCGCATAACACAGATACGACCCAAAAGCTGCTGGGCCGCATCCACTACATGGTCAAGCACTTCAAGGGCCCCCAGCCCGATATCAAATACGCGACTCAAAATCGGATTGTTTTTGGCAAGAATGACAGCAGCATCTTCATCGGCACTGCGGGCAGCGACGACTATGGTGTTGGGGACACAATCACAGACCTGCATTGCAGTGAGGTCAGCCGGTGGCCAAACCCGGAAGCTTTGCTCTCAGGCCTCTTTCAAGCCGTGCCTCCTTCAGGGAATATTCTGCTCGAGTCAACCGGGCGGGGAACTGGAAACTGGTTCCATAAGGCCTGTATGCGTGCACAACGAGGTGGTTCGTATAAACTCCACTTCTACAATTGGCTTAACACCCCGGAATACAGCAAGCCCCTGACGGATGAGCAGGCGCGCCAGCTCATGGGCGATCTCGACGCGCAACTGGAAGAGCCGCAACTGTTGGCGCGCGGACTGACCCTCGGCCAAATCGCGTGGCGTCGGATGAAGTTGGAGGAAAGCAATTATGACTTGCGGGGGTTCAAGGAGAACTACCCCCTTACCCTGACCGAATGCTTCCAGGCAACCGGGTTTGGCGTGTTTCATGAGATTAACTTTGTGGAGCGCGCCGAGTGGCATTCGATCGACCCTTGGACCTTCGTGCTCGGCGACCAGCCCATTCGGCGAGTCGGCTATGTGCTGGGCGTCGATGTGGCTGGTGGTGGTGGTGGGGATTTCTCCGTGGTCGAAGGCCTGGAGGCCGAAACGGGCGAGCATGTGCTGGAATACCGCAACAACATGATCGAGCCGGATCGGTTCGCGAGGCGCGTCTATGATCTGGGAAAGAAGTTCAACAACGCTTACTTGGTCATCGAGCGGAACAATCATGGCCCGGTGGTGATCAAGGAATTGCTCAATCTGGGCTATCCTGGCGGCCGCATCCATCAGAGTCGCACGCGCGGAAACGCAGCGAAGGGCAACAACGACCTGGGCGACTTAATGAACTACGGCATCTACACCACCGACACCATGAAGGCTTTGATGATCGGTGAGTTGCAAAAGAACGTGCGCGACGAAGTTTGTATTCATTCCGAAATCCTTCATCTCGAAATGGGCTCCTTCATCGAGAATGACAATGGCAAAATGGAGGCGACTGCGGGATGTTTTGATGATTGCGTTATGGCGTTGGCCTTCGCAAACTACGGTCGTCCTCGGGCCGCGCGGATGTTCGCGCGGGAACGCGAGGAAGAAGATCGGGGACGGGGACTGCGAATGAACGAGGTGTTCGAAGCCGGGCGCGCCATCAACGAACTCGAGGCGCGATGGAACAACGCTAATGCTGCCTTGCCCGTCGGCACGCACGTCGATGGCTTGGGGGATTGGTTGTGAAAATCCTGGTGATGTCCCAAACGGGTGACGGACTGGGGCTCGCGCAGCGCCTGGTGCTCGAGGGGCACTCGGTCAAGATGTATATCAAAAGCGAGGAGTATCGGAAAAGTGGGCGAGGCATCGTTGAGCGGGTGGGCTCTTGGCGCGACAATCTTCGGGGCAGCGATCTTGTTGTCTGCGATATGGTGGGCTTTGGTGCAGCTGAACAGGTGCTTCGACACGTCGGAGTTCCTTTCATCGGAGCCAGTCCAGTCATGGACCGCATGGAGCTTGACCGAGCTGCGGGAATGGACATCTTCAAGCGCGCCGGCATCACCATCCCGGAAAGTTACAGCTTCGATAATCCCGCCCAAGCCAAAGCCTTTATCATGGGACAGCCCCTGGCCGGTGGGTTCGCGGTCAAAGCCGATGACAACATTGGCTGCGCCACGAGTCGAGTTATCAAACACTCGGAGCAACTGGAGTGGGCCTTCGGAGAGTATCCGAGTAACGCTAACCTCCTTGTCCAACGCGTCGTCGAGGGAGTTGAGGTTAGCACTGAGGGATGGTTCAACGGCAAGCAGTTTGTCAAGCCCTTCAACCACACCTTCGAGGAAAAACGATTTCTGCCGGGAGGTCTCGGACCCAACACAGGATGCATGGGTAATGTTGTCCTGGCGCGTCAAAGCAATAAACTCACTCGAGCAACAGTTGAACGCCTTGCGCCATTCTTGCGCAGCATTGGATGGCGCGGCCCAGTCGATGTCAACTGCATCGTTAACGAGGGAGGCGCGTTCGCTCTTGAAGCTACAGCACGATTTGGCTATGATGCGATTGAGGCGCTCATGGAAGGCGTGCGACTCAGCGTGGGAGAATTTCTGCGAGAAATTGCAACTGGAACCATGACCAAGATGGAGTTTATTCCCGGTGCGAATTACTCGATTGCCGTTCGACTCACGGTTCCTCCATACCCACTGGAGGACGTTCCTCAGACAGAATGGGGAGAGCCGATTTTGGGCATCAACGAGCACAACATTGAACACCTATGGCTGTGCAATGTCTTCATCAAGGACAACTTATTTCGGGTCGCCCCGGCGGATGGTCTGGTTCTCAAGGCGACTGCGCGGGGGGAGACAGTCAAGGAGGCTCGCGGCCGGGTTTATCGAACCCTCGACAACATCAAACTCGGGGGCAAGCAATACCGGCTCGACATCGGCGAGCGTGTTCCGGATGACATTCGGCAACTCGAAGCATGGGGATGGCTCTAAATGAGTGGCAGCAACAACTACGCGCCGCCGGATGTAAGTCCTGCGCAACCGAACAAGAATACGTTCGCGGGCTACAAGACGAACGGCGAGCCCGATGGCACCTGGTGGTTGACGCAGGTGCGCAAGGGCATTGAGTTTCGCCGGAAGAGCGCGTTTGAGGGCGAATGGGCAACCTGGCGCAAGTTCTATCGGGGCGAGTATGACAAGGGATATTTGCCCGTCAACATCTTCTTCAAAATGGTGCGGACACTGGTGCCGCGGGTTTACTTCCGCAATCCCAGCATTTCGATCACGGCGACGAAGCCAGGGGACGATCATTATGCCCTCGCGCAGGTGCTTGAGCGCCTGGACAACCGGCTCGTGCGCCAGATGAAAATCAAGCAGGGCATGAAGAGTATGGTGATGCATGCCTTTCTCTATGGGACGGGGATTGGAAAACTTGGCTATGGTGCGCAGTTCACGCCGACACCGGACCTCGTCGATGCGAGCGCGCCAGAAGGAAAGAAGCGGCATCGCTTCAGGGTCGAATATAATGACCTGGTTGTTCCCGACATGCCTTGGTTTTTGCCGGTGCATCCTCGAACCTTTGTGGTGCCCCACCTGTGCGAGAACCATCACGACGCGCGGTGGGTCTGCAACATCGTGCGCCGCCACATCGACGACGTGCGGGACGATCCTCGGTTCAAGCACACGCAGGATCTCAATGTAAACAAGGTGCACGCGAGCGAAATCGTCAAGAGCGGCGAACGCGCCAGCGCGGACGGGAATGTTGAGCTCTGGGAAATCCGGGACAAAAAGAGTGGTATGGTCTTCGTGATGGCTCCGTATCACAACGCGAAGATTTTGTTCTCGGACCACGACGAGTTGATGGATCACGGACATATACCTTATTTCCCGTTGATCTTCAACGAGGATGACGAGACCTTTTGGGGGGTGCCGGATAGCAAGATCTTGGACCCACAACAGCGGGAACTCAACGACATTCGGACGGTGATGATGAAGCACCGGCGCGCCACGGTCATCAAGCTGCTGGTGGAGAGCGGCGCGATGTCCGAGGACGAAATGGCGAAGATGTCGGACGAGAGTGTTGCGCCTGTCGTCAAGATGAACGAAGGCGGCATCGGGAAAATGAAGGTCATTGATGCAGCCAATATCCCGCAGGGCCTCATCACGATGGACGCGCTGGTGGAGAAGGATGTCCAGGAGATTTTGGGTCTGGGCGCTAACCAGTTCGGCGAGTATGCGCCGGGTTCGGCGGACAGGTCGGCGACTGAAGCGCAGATTGTTAACATGGCCACACAGATCAGGATGGATGAGCGCCGTGATGCGGTTGCTGATCTCTTGGTGGACTTGATGGAGCAGGTCCATCCGCTCCTCTTTAATCGGTGGCAAGGGGAGCAGGTGATCGACCTCGTGGGTCCGGGGGGCGCGCAGATTTGGGTCAAGTTCCGCCCGGAGGAGTTGCACCACGGTGGCTATAATGTGTCGATTGATCCCGACTCGACGTTGCCGGAAACGAAGCAGTTGAAGGAGCAGAAAGCGGTTCAGGTTTATCAGCTGCTGGCTCAAAACCCGCTGATTGATCCGCACAAACTGACCTCCTATCTGTTGCGCGCCTATCACGGCGCGGACTTCGACGACATGATGATCGACCCTCAACAGGCCGAGATGATGAAGGAACAAGCCATGCAGCAGGCCGGCCTGGGTGGGGCGCCGGGCGCGACGAGGGGGAATGCAATGAAACTCGAGCAATACCAACAACTCCTGCCCAAACTTCGGGCAATCCAAGGGGGGAAGGGAAGGACGCCGCAGCGTTGACGGGGGCAACATGGCGCAATGTTGTCCGGCAAACAATGGGGAATTGACCAGTGCCAACATACACCTATCAGTGTGACGAGGGTCACCAAGTCGAATTGGTGATGACGATAGCCCAAATGGAGGAATACGAAGCACACGAACAACGTTGCTTTGCTCCGTGGGGACGGGACAGTAAGTGTTGTAATCTGATGCATCGCATTCTCATGCCGCCGCGCCGACACGTCACCTTCCACGAGGGCTACTACGAACACGTGAGCGAGGACGGCGCGCACATCAGCAACATGAGCGACCTTCGCCGCATTGCGAAGGAAAATGGAAACTACTCCCTCTACGCCGAGGATCTGGGGGGACTGTTCCGCGCGAAGGAAGGACGGTGGATATGAAATCGGCAAATGTTTCGGCTGTTGACAGCCTGGACAAGTTGTGTCACGATGCGGGAGTTGATCTGCCGCAACAAGACGAGGGGGTTATGCTGGTGACTTGTTCCAAGGAGGGGTATATCCGAGCGCACGTGCTCCGCCTTGGGATCATGACCGAGGGCCGCCTCGAGATGCACCAGATGACCCTTTACAAGGCTCTGATCGCCGCACGCGCTCGCGCACACAACAGACGTATCCCCGCGGGGATGATGGAAGGTGACAATGTCATTACGTGATCGACTGATGGGGGGTGCCTACTGGGCACCCGCGGATGAAGGGGGCGGCGGCGCCGCGGAAGGTGGTTCTGGCGGCGGAGCCGCTGGAGGCGGTGAGCAAGGCTCTTCTGGCCCCGACCAGAGTGCCGCCGTCCCTGCATGGGCGCGCGAGATGATCAATGCTCAGGGCCAGACCGCCACGGCCCTGCAGCAGATTGTTCAACTGGCCCAGCAATCGCAACAGCCAACGCAGTCAACCACCGACGACGATGACGACGATGACGGGGGATCGCCGCAAGATCTCGAACTCCTGTCGCGCGCTGACTTCGCGAAGCACATCGTCAAAACAGTCGAAAAGGTCGTCAACAAGAATGTTGTGGAGCCGCTGACACAACAGTTACAGGCCCTTCAGGCGAACACCACCCGGTCGGAATTGACCGGCGCGGTGAAGGAATTGCGTGCCGCGCACAAGGACTTCGACGAATGGAAGGGGGAAATGCTCTCCCTGGCCAAGGAACATCCGGGCCTTCCGCCGAACCGGCTCTACAAGCTGGCGCGCGCCGAAAACCCGGACAAAGCCGCGAAACTGGACAAGGCAAATGCCCCGCCGATCGAGGCGCCTTCCAGGCCGCGGGGGTTTGGTGGGCTGACGCCTAACCAAAGCGGAACGGGCTCGAGGGCTCGCAACATGCCTGGCAAGGACGCGGCGACCGCGGCTTGGCAGGATTTGGCCGCCGCGTTCGGCGAGCCTGATTTTGGCGAGGAGTAATGACCTATGGCAGGCCTTAGCCTGACACAGTTCCTCGACAACCTCTACACCACCACCTGGCAAAACAGGATGGAAGGGGTTGCCGACAACGTCTTCAACGCGACGCCGTTCTGGTTCTGGCTCAAAGACAAGGGCAAGATGAAGACCCAGCGCGGCGGCAGGTTCCTCGAGGAGAACCTGGAATACGCGACCAACGGCAACATCACCTGGGTCGACAAGGGAACGACGGTCACGCTGAATGACTACG